TTTTGTGCCGCTTCGATTGCTTTCTTTTTACCAACATCGTTTTCATCATTGTCTGCGAAAATAATATATTCTTTATTAGGTATAGAATCGCTAAACTTCATCGACACATTCTTAAGATTGCCTGCGTTGAAGCATACAACCATAGGTATTTTCTTTTCTTCATGAATGGTTGCACAAGTTGCATACCCTTCTCCAAAACCAAGCTGTCGTGATTCTTTAACTAACTTTGTGCCTATTAAAAAGAAACAACCCCCTGTCTTACCGCCTGATAAAAACATCTTTCTACCGTTAGGGTAAATCATTTGTAAGCTCCACAACTTACCTTTCTCATCTACGATAGGTATTAATAACCTATCTTTGAATACTCTTAAAGAATGGGATGCAACATTCTTTTTATCCAAGTATTGATGAGAGGTACATGGCGAAGATGCATCCCAAATCATTTTTGCTTTCTTAGCAACTTTTAACCATTTAGCTTCTTGGCTTTTCTTTGCCTCTTCTTGAAATCGCTCAAGAGCTTCTCGATTGATGGGGGTCGATGACCGACCTGATAATTTAAAATCAAATGTTTGTCCAGTACGATAGTCAGAGGCAAACCCCACAGGTGTGCCATAATTATCGTAGTAAGCATAATACCCTGACATAGCTCGCTTGCCATTAATGGTTGTGTATGCTCTTTGTGGTTTTTCAGGGTTTGGTATAAGGTTCTCATCTTTCCTCTCAAATCCGTGTTTAGTTAAGAAATCAATGAAGCGATTCATTGCGTCTGCGGTCAGTGGTGCGTTGTGACTTTTATTGCCACCTTGCACATTCTTTATTCCCATAGTTGCCCTCTCATCAAAAAAAGTATAATATGTTGTCTTTAACACCTTACAATATACATGGTAAGGATTAATTAAACAACCTATAGAGGAGAAAATTATGGCATTAACCATTTCAGAACAATCATCAGGCGGTGATTACGAAGTCCTTCAACAAGGACAATACAACGCCACATGCTATCGTGTGGTAGACATTGGTACCCACCAAGAATCTTATGAAGGTGAAACTTTTAAAAGACACAGCGTTATTCTTGTATGGGAAACTTCAGATAAAATGATGAAGGATGGAAAACCTTTTTCAGTAACTCAGCAATACAATCTTTCTTTACATGAGAAAGCCAAGCTAAGACAACACCTTGTATCTTGGAGGCAAAAACAATTTACCCAAGAAGAGCTTGGTGGTTTCGATCTAACTAAAGTATTGGGTCTAACTTGTAAATTAGATGTGGGTCACACCAGTGGTGGTAATCCAAAAGTATTAGCAGTCTATGCACCTGAAGGTGGCGTACAGAAAGTTGCAACCGTCAATGAGCAAATAGCTTTTGATTGTGATGCATATGCTAACGATGATAAAGCTGAGTGCGATAAGTTCGTTCAGTTACCTGAATGGATGCAAGACAAGATTGATGAATCTTTTGAAGTCAAAGCAGGTCACAAAGTTGAAGAGCCAAAGACAGAAGAGTTTGGTTCTTTAGATGCTATTGCTGATGACAAGGATGAAGGAGAAAACATCCCATTCTAAGTTTTAGGGTTGCTAGTAGTTCATTTTTTTCTCCAAATAAAAATCTGTATATATTTCTAGCAACCCACCTTTACTATGGCAGACATAATAGATTTCCAACAGCATCATAAAGAGATTGTTGTATACAAAGAAGGTGTATATGAAGATATGCCCTTTCCTGAATACAACGCTTTAGATGCAGTGCGTTCTCATGACTTAACATCGTTTAGTCGTGATCCGTTCACTTGGAAGTATGAGGAGAAACCTGACAGTGAAGCATCATTCTTTGTAGAGGGAAGGGTGCAACACTGTCTGTTTTTAGAACCTCATGTTTTCAATGATGAATTTGCGGTAGCTCCTAAAGTAGATAAAAGAACCAAGGACGGTAAGGCAGAGTATGAAGACTTCTTATCGACTGTAGGTGATAGAACTGTTATTACCCAAGAGCTATACGATACCTGTGTAGAAAGAACCAATGTGCTTGATGCATTTAAGCCACAAGAAAAAGATAAAACAGAATTGACGGTTATCTTTGATTACTTTGGTCATTTATGTAAAGCACGATTCGATCTACTTGCTGACAATGTGATTATTGATTTGAAGACTTGTCGTGATGCATCACCCAAAGCATTTACCTACGCTGTTAGAAACTTTGGCTATCATCAACAGTGTGCGTTTTATTTAGATGCGGCTCGATCAGCAGGCATGACCGATGTAGATAGGTTTCAGTTCTTAGCAATACAAAAGACACATCCCTATCCTTATGTGGTCTATGAGCTTGAACCAAGTGCCATAGAGTACGGTAGGTCATTGAATGAACAAGCATTAGATAATATGAATGTGGCTAGAGATACCAATGTGTATACGCCATTCAATTTACATAATCGTATTGTAGAGATTAAGCTGTCAGACTTGTGATGTGAAGCCACAACATGACCATACCTATTGGGCAATGCAAGTAGCACAAAAGAATACACATGCGGAGAGGGTTCAATTTTTAAAAGATAATGGATTCACTAACGAAAAACGCATTGATGTCATTTGTCACTTAAGTACATACTGGCTACCTCCAAGGATGTACAACTTGCCTAATAGGTTGCTTAATGCGGCATATAAAGATTTGCCATGCGATACAACCAAAACAATATTTAAAGTGGGCGTGTCCGCTTTAAGAAAAAAATATGGAATAAGATGAGAGTACCATTATCAAAACAAGAAATATCAGAATGCAAACAAGCATCATCCCTGCGGTGGCAATTGGCGAGAGCCGCTAATGTTGCCAACCAACGCAGAGATAAAACAAGAAGCGATGCAGACATAGACTATCTAGGAGTCAAAGGTGAGCTTGCAGTAGCAAAGATATTTCAAATAGACCACGACATTCACAAAGGTGGCATCGACCCCAACATTGACATGTGGTTTGGGGAAACTTCGATTGATGTGAAGGCTACCTTTACTCAAGGCGGTCATCTTTTATTTAAGAAGAGAGATTACTTTAAGGCTGATGTAGCCATTCTTGTACAAGCTGTACCTGACTCAGAAGCTATGGATGTTATAGGTTGGTGTACACAAAAAGAGTTTAAACAAAATGCACCTGACCTAAATCTAGGACAAGGTGTGTGTCCTGCTATACATTGTACTGAGCTTAGAAAAATTGAGGAACTATGGAAGTTCCTCACAATGAAAAGGGTTCAGGGTTTTAACAATAAGATTTAATCTTCTGACCGTGCAATGATTATGGCACCGTCTACTTCGATGTCGTTGAATTGCAATCCACTAATTTGTTGATCCTCATATTCAAAAATTACATCACGAACCAACAATCTAAGTAAGCCTGCTTTCTGATACAGGTTAAGTCTTGCATAAGTATCAATGACCTCATCTGCTGTCATCTTATTGGTTTGCACCAACACATCGTCTTTCTTTTTACCAAACATATTGTCCTCTCTATTAATGGTTTAGTTTAACATACCCATGTTTATTTACATGAGCTAAGTGGCTACCGTCAAAAGCCCTAAGCAACCAACCTTCTTTTGAATCAAGAAACGATTCTATAATATCAGGCTCCTCTACATTACCCATGTTGTACCTATCACGATAAAAACATTTGTATTTGTAACACGCCATTTCAAATGTCAGCTTAAGCCTTCTTAGTTTTGGCATCCTTTCTCCGTTTTCTTAATAATTTAAAAAACTCTTTTTCATCGTAAAACTTTTTCGTTACCTCATCCCAAAATTTCATATGACACCTCTAGTCGTGACGAGTCCATCTACAATGTAAGATGTCCTCTTTGTTGGTACTGTTGTTGTCCAACCATTTTAAAAGTATGTAAGTGGATAAAGCCATGACACAAAGAAATAACCAAATCACACACACCCAAAATAATATTGTTCCAATCATTTGAACCACCTGCTTTCAAATAACCACTTACGCATTGGCTCGATCCAAGTTGTCTTGGGTTTACCTCTTCGATGAAAAAAGTCTTCTACTCTTCTGCCACTTGCATAGGTCGTCACAATAGATGCTTTATCTTTGTAATTAGGGTCCTGTTTGTCCCATTGCGAATAAATGGAAGTCCAAGTCTTATTCATTTGTTCTTGCAACAACTCCTCTTTTCTTTCCTCTAACTTATCACTGTGCTGTGTCATCTTGGCACTCCTCAGCTATGTAATCTTTTGACTCCTTAAACATGTTAGCTGTTAGCATGTTTACTGAAACATAATCTTGTGGGTTGTGTTTATAAGAATCCAAGAAAGTATTGAGCTTGTTATTGGACATGCCTGTTACCAAGTCACCTTCCATAAACAAGTCTTTCTTGACATAAGTTCTACTGCGATTCCACACAGTTATATTAGTGAGTTTTTCCATTTTCTTTCTCCCTTAAATTATTGGTTTTAATTAATAAATGTATCTGTAATTCTTTTGCTAACTCTACAGGTGAATATTCTTTTCTTGCCTGTATGATGTTTGCGATCTCTTCAACCTTGTAGCAATACAATAAAAACTCTTTAGCATCCATTGAAGCTTTATATCTCTCTACAACATAGTAATAAAGCTCATCATCAATAGTCGTAACATAACCATTGAAGTAAGCACCGTTTGCTTCATGGACACCTAAGTAACTTGAATCTGCAATCACATCTTCAAGTATGTCTACAAAGGAACCCATGATATTAATTGAAGGCTTGTTCACTCTTTGTCCTCTTTGATACGAATGAACTTAACTGACCAACCATATGGGTCATAAACAATGTGAGTGTCACCAAGCTCAAGGTTCTGTAGATGTTCCAATGTAAACTCACCGTCTTCATCCATACCCCAATCACCCTCGATGCCATCATCAATAAATTCTTGCATGTCGACTACTCTTGGCTCTACTTTGCCATAAGCATCTGCATTCCACTTTACTAAAAATTCTGCACTCATTACGCTACTCCTATTAATTTGTTGAAGTCTGCAACAGCTATTTCACCTAAGATTGTTTTTTCGTTGCTATCTAAAACAGTGTTGACAATTTTGTCGCTCTCTACTGGTCCCCATTGTGTGTTATCAACAGTGTCGTTAAAATTATCAAATTTAAACAACGGTGCTGTCCACAAAAATTCACAACCACCATTACCTGCTGTTTCCATAATATAAGCATTACCTTCATATACAGGAACAGTAAAAATTTCATAAATATTATTATTTTTATTTTCCATTACGCTACCTCTCTTATTGTTAATGGGTTAACTTTTGTTGGTCTTTTGTAATAATAAAAGACACCATCAAAATCTTTTGGCTTTTCTAATTTAGCATCAAAGGTAACTCTGTCACCTTCTTTGCATGAAGTCTTAATCATGTCATCGCCATACTTGATCTTATAAGATGGCACAGTACCAAACACTCTATGACCTGAATCCAACTCAATCAAAGCTTTGAAAACCACTGTATCGTAATATGTAAAAGGATTGTCATAAGCATTGATTGTTTTAATAGTACCAGTCAGAGTAATTCTGTTGTCAGTATCAAGAACTGGAAGAAGAGCTTCTTTCTGCTTTCTATCATAATCACTGCATGACCTAGCCATATTGTATGACCACATTAGCATCCAGTAATTAGTTTGAATCTCATCAGAAATTCTTTGCCTTCTCTCTCTCATTCTTTGCATCTCTTCTTTGGTTCTTCTTTGCTTTCTTTTGATTTCATTTAAAGAATGACCTTTGATATCAGAATAATTATCGAGTTTTGCACCGTGTTCTTTTGCGATGCGTTTTGCTTTTTCAATAGCAGTATCAGGATCAGTAGTTAAGTTGGCTACATGATAGGTAGTGTGAACATACATACCGCTACGATTCACATAGTAATGATGCTCACGCAAAGTAAACATCATTCCTTTTTCGCCTGTTGAGATAAAGTAATTCATTACGCTACCTCCTGTGAAATTCTTTCAAGCTTACGATCAACTCTTTTCTTAAGCTCTTTAGGGCTTGTTGCAAAAATAGCCATGTCTTCAACATCGTAGTAAGACTGCACTATATAATCGTTATTGAAGCTGTAAGTTCTAGTCACCCTAACCTTCACACCCCTGTAAAGGTAGTCTTGAGGACCGCCTAATTTGTCTTTAGATAACGGATAATTTTTCATATTTTGCTCCTTAGTTATATTTTTCATACCTTTATAATAGCAAATTGAATATTAATTGCAACACTTTTCAACACTTTTATTTAATTATTTCTAGCACATATCCGTGTACCTTTTTTGGTGTTTTTATGGTCATGTCATGTATATTGCCATCGACTTTCTTACATAGTTTCCAAAAGGTATCTCTACCTTGGTCAGCTATAAGTATGGTGCCTGTTGCATGCTTTACCATATTCAGTAAGTTGTCTACATGTTCTTCCCAATAACATATGTCACACCCTGTTATTAAATGTGGGTGCTTCCAACCATGATTAGGTATATCTAAGTAATCTTCATAAAACACATCCAATGATTGTTTGTTCATTTTTGCAACTGCTTCTACAAACGGTTGTACATTTATATCTTTTTCTATACCCACCACATCCATACCTTGTCGTTGCATGTAAGTCATAAGCACACCCCAACCACACCCAATGTCTAATGCAGTTTCATGTTTGGATAAGTTGTAGCGTGAAAGGAAGTCCATCATTAACAGGGTTGAATCCCATACCTTGTTGCCATGAAGTGTAGGTGCTTCATGTTTACGCTTTATCTTTCTGATCTCTTTATCTGTTGAGGTAGGTATCTTTATGTTAAAAAGTGTTCGCATGGTGTTAAAATATATTATAATCAGTTATAATCAGGTTTCAAATAAAGGAGTGAGTAATGGGTGACTACAACAAGGGCTATAGAACCTTGACAGTCGATTTAAAAACCTACGAAATGTTGGAAGAGATTTGTGCGTCTGAAAGACGGAAAAAAATAGATCAAGTGCGTTTGATGATTGAAATAAATCACAAACAAGTGATGTCAAAAAAAGAGGGGAGTGAACTGACATAGGAGGCTATTATGTCATTACACATGTCTGAATCTCTTGCATCTAATCCATGCATAGGTGTATGTTCAGTAACCCAATGGGGTGATGAAACTTGTCGTGGGTGTGGTCGTAGTAAAGATGTTCTTGAAAACGGTGTTTGGAATACATTGACGGATGTACAAAAGAAACTCGTTGTTATGGAATGTTGGGAGCGTGGCTATTATCCAAGACAAAAGCTTGAGCTTATATGCGAAGAGATGGGTATAACAATGGTTAAAGCCAAAGAATTAATATTTAAAGATAACGCAAAGTTAGCTTAGGCTAAAGAACCAATTCCTGTACCACGCATTCTGCGTTCTAATATTTCTCTGTCTGCGGGATCAGGCAAGATAGTTTCTGATAACATCATTTCAGGTGTCACTGCGGTTGCAGGTGGAACCAATGGTATGTCAGAGGGGGTAAATGATTGTAGTGCTTCGTTGAGTTGTGTGTTCAAGTTATCTTGTTGCAGGCGTTGTTGTTGTTCTTCTTCCGCCATTTCACTTATATCTTCTGCTTGCAATACATCAGACTCTTCAGGCTCCAAACCTTCAGGCACTCTTACTACAGCTTGTGAGCCTGCATATAAATATGGATTAACTACATTAATAGCCTCTTGTAAAACTTGCAAATTTTCAGGCGATGAAGTCAACATGTCGATCATTAATTTTTCAGTTTGATCTGCTACATTTTTTTTGAAAGCATCTCTACCTGCTCTTGGAGTAATAATATTCAATAAGTTTAAAGTGGTATCCACAAGCTTTCCTGTTCGACCCCTGAATTGATCCATAATATCGTCACGAATTTGACCAAACCCATATGTATCTGATGCAGACCTACCCTTGATGAAGGTTGCTTTTTGTATTGTGTCCATAAGCCTTACGAAAGTTTCAAACTCTTCAGGCTCAAACAATGCTTGGTAAACCTTTTTTCTGTTGTCTAGGTATTTTTCTGCATTAACAAAAGCGTCATCAGCTAACCTTTTTGTTCTTCCTGCTATGTTGGCTTCTTGAGAGTTTAAACCAAACTTTTCAACCGCTTCTTGATAAATTTGATTTGCTGATCTTTTATCTTCTAAAGCTTTTACATATTGTGGGTCCAAGTTACCAAAACCTACCTTGCGAATAAATTGTGGCATACCCTTTGCGGTAGCAATTTCATCCTGTAAAAACATATGTTTTAAATTTTGAAACGCTTGTGCATCTTTGGTCTGCATTAATCTTCTAAATGCTTTGACCTCTCTTGGTGAAGCGTTACCACGAAATACCCTTTGCAATGTTTTGGCTGTTTTAGTGTCGTCACCAATTAACTTTGACAAAACACCCACAATACTTTTTTCAAGCACTTGAGTGTGTGGTTTTGATGGATCATAAACACTGTTAGCTAATCTGTATTTGTCAGAATGCTGTTTCATTAATTGATTTAAGTCTTCTTTATAGCTGTAGGGCAACTTAGATTTTTGATAGGCACCTTGTTGTACATTTGTTGTAGCCAAATTATCTAAATCAATTTTTCTAACCTCATCTAAGTCTTTTAGGGTTGTTTTTAATTTTTTACCATCGTAAAAAGTTTTTTTAATTTGTTTGAGTGTGTCCTTAATAATAGGGCTATTAGTGTTAGCTATCTCTAAATCAATTTTTTCGATGATGGGAGTAACATCAATTTGCAACAATTGATCTTTTGCTTTTAATTTGTTCCTTTTTAAATATGCGTTGATTAGGGCAGGCTCTTCGCCCATTAACAAGTCTTGTATTTCAATTTGTTTTGCAGGAGGCAACAGAACTCCATCAGCATCGTAATAATATGTTTTAGTTTCTTCTTGTGCTTCTTTTAGCAACTTTGCATATCTTCCCTCTCTCTTTGAAGCCATCTCCTTAACAACACCCTCAGAAAGATTTTTTATGGTTTCCATGGGATTGGCTTCTTGTTCACCTGTAATGCCTGCGATTTTTTTGCCAGTAACATATTTGCCTGACTGAAGCTCTGCTAAATAAGTATCTATCGCTTCATCAATTTGCGATGATGTCGTAGCATAATAATCAGCTAATCTGTAACCCTCTTTTCCTCGCACCAAGTAGTTTTGTAACTGTATAACTCTTGATTGTGGCTTTCCGTATTCTATTTCAGCAACAGTTAAGTCTATGCCAAAATCTTCTTTAGCTCTTTTTCTTGCAGCTTGATTTCCTTCATCTCTTGCTAATTCCATAATTAGACCAAGATCGTTTTCACCACCTGCGTAGCCAAACTTTTTAACTATTTTAGCCTGTTTACTTACCCCAATAGGTATGCCACCAAATGCACTCGTCATAACCAAATCATCAGCAACGGTATCAAAGTTAAGTTCAGGTCCACCAATAAGTTCAGACAACAAAGCTCTACCTGCGTAAACACCTGAACCTAATAATCCTGTACCACCTGCTCCGCCTAATGCTCCCCCAATTCTTCCTTTAGGCAAAGGTATTTCTAAACCTCTAACCCTGATTCCACCTTTGTAGCCACCCTCAAGACCAAGAATGCCACCCAAGACCTCGGCTCCAACCTGTACTGAGGGTACAATCTTGCCAAACACATCATAGCTGTCTACCCAACTTGTGTAATCTTGAAATTCTTTGTGTACTTTTTTTGAAATTGGGTCGATATACGCCAAGTCATTTTCTGCATCTTTGAAATAAATAACATTGGGATTGTCAGGAAACCTTTTTTTCTTTAAGTAATCAACCCTAGCATCTTCATCATTGGTAAGTGATGCGATGATAGATGTAAGCTCGCCTGATGGTTTGTTTCTTCTGCGTAATTCTAATTCAGCTTCGAGTTGCTCTTTTGTAAATTCAGCCATTTTTATTAATCAGTTTGTTGCAAAAGCCTTGCTATCTCATCATCAGACAAATCACTTAATGAGGATTGCGAGCCTGATGGGGTTTGAACAGGATTGCTGTTTAAATCAAAATATTTTAGAGCCTCTTCTGCTAATACCTGTCTATCAGGATTTTGTTGCGTTTCAATTGCCTTATCTTTAAACATTTCAATTTGCTCATCGCTAAATGCTTTATTTTCTCTACGCCAAGCGGTTTCCCATTTTGTCATGTGTGCTTGAAGCCCTGAAACTGATGCATTTTTGTTTTGTAAATACCTATCCCTTTCAATCTGTCTTGCTGTTTCAAATTGAATTATAAAGTTATTAATATCACGCATTATGGCAATTGTGTTGTAATAACCATCCTTGGTTTGTGCAAGACTTGGTATTGAGCTAATAAACAATCTCATTTCTGTATCAGAAATAGGACCTTTAGTTTTTTGCACATTCATCATAGCAAGGTTTACGGTAACACTTGCCATCGGCTCTCTTTTGCTTTGTATATTTCTTAACCCATCGGCAATAGGTAAATCTCTTAAACCCGGAAATGAAATAATAAATCTATTTATATCTTCGAATACTAAAGGAGCCAACCCAAATGCCTCTTCAGGTATTTCTGCTCCATACTTTTCCATTTGATCTAATAACTCATTACTTTTATTAGCCATCTCGTAATCTTGAGCATATGTTTCTTCTTGCTTACCTGCGGCTCTTCCTAGATTTTTATAAAATTCTTCTAAACCTGTTTCTTTTCCCCCTATTTGCACCAAAGGCTGTGTTACTTCCGTGTAGCCATCACTAGTTGCTTTTGCAATTTCTTCTACTTCTTTTGAGCCAAAAGTTTTATAAGAAATGTTTCCGTCTTCACCTTCTTTTGCATAGGTTACAGCAGTACCTTTATCAGGGTTGATTGAATCTAGTAACTCTTTATATAGAAGGCTATTATAATTTTGTTCTGCTTTTTGCTTGTCACCTATAGCCAAATTTACAGATTGCACAGCTAGGTTGTCTAACTTTTCATCGAATGCCTTTGTTTTTGCATCTAGCTCTTTTTTGAAACTTTGAAATCCTAAACCAATACCTCTACCGATTGATGGCATTTTTTCTTGTGATGGTTGTAGCAATAAACCTGCTCCAATGTCTGACGCTAAATCATAAAAACTTGCTCTTCGTGGTGGTGTTAAAGCTCCTGAAAGCATACCTTGATACTCTTGTGCTTTTTCTCCTACATCTATGTTGGATGGATTCAATGCTTGTAAAAGCAACGCACTTATGCCTTCTTGTCCTAGGGTAATATTTTGATTTGTATCATTGGTCTGCTCTTCATTGGTAACACCCCCACCATTCTCGTAACCCATCAAGGATTTCAGACCTGCTCGATTCATAGCCATTATGTTGTAGCTGTTGCTGTTGGATAACCACGATATTGTGGTGGGTTAAAGAAACTACCTAAGCCACCTAACGCTGATAAACCTACTCCTAATCCTGTTTGTAACGGTGATGGCAAGACACCAAACTGTGTACCAATTTGACTAAAGCCCGCAGGTACACTTTGAACGAATGGCAACAAGGATTGCATTTGCTGTAACGGTGCTTGTTGTTGCATCAGAGCATTTGCACGAGCTGCATCTAATTGTCTTTGTTGCTGTGCTTGAGTTAATTGACCTAAGCCAAGTTGTCTTTGAATGTCAGCTTGTTGAGCTTGCTGTTGCTGAGTGCCTAAGCCCATTAACTGTTGACCAAAGCCTACTTGCCCTGCCTGTCTTGTTTGAGCTAAAGAGCCAATGCCTGAAGCAAGGTTAGCCAATCTTTGTTGTTCTCTACCAAACTCACCTAATGCTGTTTGTTGTGCCTGTTGAAAGCCTTGGCTTCTTAATCTACCCAAGGTTTCTGATAATCCTCGACCCAATGCTTCTGCTCGCTCTTCAGCACCTAGTCTTGCACGAGAACCAAAAGCTGATTCACCTGCTCTAACATCTCTTGCTCTTTGTGCGATGTCTGCTTGTTCGCCTGCCTCTAGGATATCTTGTCTTACTTGGTCAATGACTTGTTCTTGATATGGGTCGTAAAACCTTTGTGTCATGGATGGATCAAATCTTGATCTACCATATTCACGCATAATTTGTTCTGATTCACCCAAACCACCGAATAAACTTTCCAAGCCACTGCCATAAGCTCGTCTTGCTTCTTCTAATAGTGGGTCTTGAACGCCAACTGCTTCTCTTGAAAGTCTTATCGCTTCTAACTGCTCAGGAGATAAACCTGCAACGCTTTCAGGTATGACAACAGGTCTACCCTGCTCATCATAAAAGGTGCGTTCAGCGGCACGAAATGCCTGTTGGATAAAACCCGGTCTATAACTAGCTGTACCCGGTACACCTGAACCAAAGTAAAGTTCACGAGTTGTAGGGTCTAGGGTTCTAAACTGTTGTTGTACATCAGTGGCAACTGGTCCACCTTCTTGCATCTTCTTTAACTCATTCATACTTGGTTCGCAAAATGATCCATAAGTTTATACATAATTCTTGTGCCTGAATCTCTACCTGATTCACCGTTTGGCGTAAGAGTTAGTATTCCGTTTTGTTCGTTTAAATCGTAAGAGCCTGCACCTCTAACAGCTTTGGCTGTCATTACAAACTCACCGTCAGATAACATGGCAGGAATGTCGTCACTTGTTTCAGTGCCGGGTCCATCTATCTGACCATCCTTTCTTGGAAACTCAGACACATCAACCATTGGCTCACCACCTTCTTGTAAAGCCACAACGCCACCATCAGCAAACGCCATGATGCCACCACGAGCCGCCATTCTTGTTTGTGGTGGTTGCACAATTACTTCTTCACTTACAGTAGGTCTGCCACCTGATAGTACAGGAATGCCTTCACCTGTTAAACCAAACTCAACTCTTGATGGCATTTCTTGACCAGTTCTTCTAGCAATCTCAGATTCTATGTTGTATCTGCCCAATGCATCCATGGTTGTTAATGGTGTAAGCGGTACGCCTTTTTGTTTTTTCTGTTCGTCATAAGCAAGTTTAGCTAAGACACCTGCAATACCTGCAAGACCTGCTGTACCTAAACCTGTAAGTCTGCCCTGTTCTTTATCGTATAAAGAACCGCCAATACGACCTAATATACCTTGTCTTTCTTCACCTTGACGATTAACAACCTTCCCTGATGCTCTAGCCTCCATCACCCTTTGGTTAAATGTCCCATCAGCTTTAAAACCCTCTACTTGTTCAGGTGTGTAGCCTGCGGAAATTAATTCCTGAGTCCTAGTCATACCATCATCACCTGTGATGGTTTTAAGAAAATCTTCAACTCTCCCTAAAGACGATTGACGATTTTCCATGCCTTCAGGTAGAGGTTGTTCACCTCCGCCAAACAGACTGCTGATACCGCTTTTTACATTTCCAAAAAAATCACCCACTCTACCAAAACGACCTATGCCATCAGCACCACCGCCTGTAAAAAGCTTGCCACCCTTTGATGTTGCTCCGGGTGTACCACCTAATAATTTACTACCACCGTAAGACAAAGCACCGCCAAGCAAAGCATCTTTAGTTGAAAGCCCTGATGCCTTACCTGCTGCAGCTGTTATAGCCGCAGATGCCAAGGGTCCTACACCCGGTATGAAGGGTGCAACCGTTGCAACCACAGGTGCTAACTTTTTAGTAACTTTTTTTCTAGCTCTGTTTAATTTGGATAATGCTTTCTTTATAAAGAATTCTTGTAATCCTGTGTCAGGGTTTATGGATGCAATACCACCTAACTCACCTGTGGTATCAACAATTCTTGTGCGTGGGTCAACACCCATTTGCATCATGGTTTCATCAAGAGCATCGGCAATTGCAGGATTTGCTTCAAACACTTCAGGAGGTACAACAACCTCGCCTTCTGATAAGTGACCCATAGTGGTGTCAGTTGACCGACCTTTAGCTTTTTGAATTTCCATTAAAAAATTATCAATGTCCATTCCTGTACCCATGCCTTGTATAATTCTGCGTTGTGCTGCTTTTGATTCAGGGCTATCCATTGGCATATCCATAATGACTTGTACCTCATTGCCAAAACCCAAATCAATGAGAGGTTGAAATTGATTGGTTCGCATGGTTTCAGCCATCATTTCTTGTTCAGAATCAGACATCATGCCTGGACCCATAGGTTGCATTTGATTTGCGAGATTTTGTATTCTTTCTTCTAGTGTTGCCATATTAACTCGTTGTTACTGTTACTGAGCCTACTGCTCCTGTGCCACTCACACCAACGGGGTATGTTTGGTGGCTGTAAAGGTCACGAAATTCAGTACCGTCATATGCTTGGTGTATTTCTCTCGTTAAGTTGAAGATAATATCACCTGCAACAAAGTTCAGTTCACTTATTTCGGAATCGGTGAACTGCGGTGTTCGATTTGGGTCGAACTGTCCTAAGTTTAACTCAAGAACTCTTACTAATCTATTAAAAAGTTCAGGAGTTACCTCATCGCCTGCTAAGGGTATTCTCGTTGGTAAGAGCTTTGCCATTACCTTCTACCATCAGGCTGTATATCCATTCTAGTATATCCTAATCGCCATTGCACCCCTAATCTATTACCTAATTCTCCATCATCATCGCTTTGTATTCTTAACACAGCTTGGCGACCCCTTGCTCTGACATGTAGTTGCTCTGTGTTATTGGATACATCTTTAGTAAATGCTGTAGTTAAAGAGTTGGCAGGAGTGTTTCTTGTTTTCACTTGCATATTGATAATCGGTGAGCCACTCGATGTATTGGTACCGTAAAACCTTACATCAGGTATGATTCGCCTAATAAAAGCAAAGTCATTACCGTCTTGTAAATCAAAGTCAGCACTTTCTACAAAGACACCATCCATAGGTGAACCATCATTGTCTTCACCTACCTCTTGGTTAAATAAGGTATTACTTGCTGTGGCTATAGGTCGTGTAAATACATCCTCATCAATCCAAGCTGTTCTTGATAATTGACCAATACTCCATGTGCCTTCTAAATAGTTATATATAACATATCTTGATATTTCATTCGTGCTATCTTGTGTTGAAGGATAGAACCACCAAACTTCGTTGTATTCTTTGTTCAATAAAGCAAATGTTTTAAATGCTTGCTCCATGTTTAGGTTTTCTTGTACATAGCTTAAGACAGTGCATTCTAATCTTTTCACAGCACCGTTATATAAATAGAATCCATCTTCAGCCATCCAATAAACACCTGTAGGTGCATTGATACACGCATTGGGTGCGATCATACCTACACCTTGATTAATTAAGTTAACTGCAAAAGTAAGTGGAGGACCTACAAACTGTATTGAATATAATGAAGTATCTGTCCATACCAAAGTTTCTTGTCTTGATCTTATGGCACCAATAATCTCTGAACCTGCCGATAATCTAACTGAACCTGCTGTATTAGTAGTTTTTGGCTCCCACTCAACAATACTTTCTTGGTCAGAAAAAGCCACAAGCATTGGGTCAATCGAACCTGTTCTTGCGGTTCCACCTGCATTCAGTGGGTCACAACCTAATGCAAATACATGTCTGTCTGTATCTGAAACCAAAACCTGTAATGCTTTTGTTGGTGCTAGATTTGCACCTGACAACGATGTAATGTTGACACCCCTTGTTGATGTGCCTGTAGATTCATCCCAATAGTAGATGCCTCCTGCACGATTGTTAAAAACCAAATCTTCGCCAAAGTTATCGGCAGACCATAGCCTTAATTGATTGATTTCTGATAAAGATGTTGATGATCCCCAACCACCTGATCCCCAACTTCCTGCACCCCATCCAGTCGATTGCACAAAATTATCAAGACCAACATTGATTTGATAGGCTCCTACTACAGAGCTACCACCATTGCCTGTATCAGAAGCATTTGCTGTAACCGTAGCACCGTCTGTATCTTTAGCCTCTACCGTATAACTGTTAACATCCACAATGGTTGCAATTTGATATTCTTGATTAAGTACAGTAGCGGTAATATTGCCACCCAAACTGACTGCTCCTGAGAAAGTGACAAAATCATTTTGCACTGCTCCATGAGCGGTATCTGATACGGTAAGAGTTGCATCACCATCGGATGCAGAAAAGGTTACATCGCCTGCGTTTGTTGTACTTCTAATAGGGGTGATGTCATAAAGATTATTACCCTCTTGCACATAGGTTTTTAATTGTGTGCCAACAAATAAATATTTGGTTCCCTCTAAAGAAATCCATGCGAATAATTTTCTGCATGTACCAAGAAAGGTATTGGTGGTGTTTTTTGTCCAACCACCAATCTTCTCTACAAAACCTTTACGAAATCTTACAAGCGATGCGTCAAACCAACCGCCTGCATTTGTGTATGCGGTTCCTTCTCTATCTATGCCTGCTTTGAACTGAAACTTTGCGAATGGCATGTTTCATGTTCTAAGCAATTCTGATAATGGCAGTTGCTGCCGCAGCCGCAGGAAATACAATTGTAAAGTCACCCGCAGTTGAAGTTTTATCACCGCCAAAATCAATCGTTGCTACTGAGGCATTTGTAGCTGATGAATTATAAATCATACAACCTCTTGCAGTTATAGTAGCAGTTCCGAAAGTTAAATCACTAAAATCCGTAAAACCTGTAGTACCACTAGAAGTGGGGGTTACATTGGTTAAATTTGCACCACCTGATGTGTAATTAGTACCGCTAGCTTGTCCTGTAGTGGTAAAAGCTGTAGTAGTTGCACCTAGAGTAGCACTTGATGTATACAAGGCTAGTTTAAAAGTATTTCCTGTTGAATTGGTAAAATCATGTGTACCAGTCAACAACTGTTTTTTAAAGCTAGTTGTTAATGTTGATGTGATTGCCATTTAAAGCTCCTTTAAAATATTAGCTAAATCCTCATGTCCTTGAGCCAAGAGTAAGTTTTTCATAGTGCATCTTTCACTATTAATCGCCTGTTTCATATAATAAAGTATTAATTTATAAATATCTAGCTTAAATGCCTCAGCTTGTTGTCTAATATGAGGTTCAGCATTTTCACTAATACCACATATCCTATCGGTTAATTTTTCAGCCCAAAACTCAGGCGTATGTCCACGATTATTTTCTGTTGCAACACTGATTACGCCTAAATTACTTTTTACTATATCGTCTAGCATCTTACCACTTGTTAGGTTCTACAGGATTTGTTTTATCGTCATGCCTACCAATAAGCATTGGCTCGACAGGAGTCTTATTATAACTTAAGTCACTTTGTTTTTTTACCACCAATTTCTCACCTTCTAGCAATGGTAAATATGGGTCATCAAGCCTATGATAACCATAAAGTTTTTCTCTTAAGGGTATAGCAGTGTCTAGTAAAGTAGATGTTTGTGCTATGCCCACCTCAATTCCTGCATGCATACATTTAGATAGCCAAAACTCTACGCAAGCTCTACCTGACTCTGCAAAATGTAAATTGCCCTTGTAAGTAAAATCCACACCATAAATTCTTAAATTACCCACTTTATTCCATAGTGCAAAAGCAATAGCGTATGCGACTGTATTATTCAAATAAGAGCATTGCAAATCTTCAATAATTTCTTCTAATGGATAAAGAACAAGTTTCTTACAACGCTCATCCAGTTGGCAGGTGTATATTGGCTTATCGCCCTTAAGTAATAACCTTTGCATGCCTGATGTCTGCCCACCCGCATCTTCACTGTCAAGAAACCTAGACGGTGGGTCCATCATAAATGTTCTATCGTGAAAAATTACTGAGCCAACTGCGTTGATACCCCACACCTCATCAAAGTGATCTCCGTGTGATGCGGCTAAATTATACTCAAACCAACTTTTACCCAAACCAACGATGGCAACGGTTTTGCCCTCAAGCTTTTTTATTCTTTTCATCTCTCTCCTCTATGTGACTTTAATTCTTAATGAATCATACCTCATCTCGTCTATTTGATCTCTTCCTTCACTCAAGTTCTTTAATCTTGCTAGGTTTTCTTGAAACTTAGCTTCATATACATTAATGTCATTTTGAGCTAATTTTAAAAATACTGCACCTTCAACCAAGCAAGCATACAACAATGTGTCAGGAGCTTCTGTGCTTAAGAAGGTTGTGCCACTATCACCTTGAGTTGTAATAGATGCAGGTCTAAATAAATAATGTAATTCGGTTGTATAGTTTTGGTCAGGCACAGGGCTTATTTCAAAAGTGTTGTCATCAAAAAAGGCATAATATCTTGGTCTGCCTCTTAATGTTGTGCTTGGTGCAAACTCTTTTATAAAAGAATTATGTTTAAGTTCTAAATAATAATATTTATCTGAATCAATAATAGCTAAAGAAAAAGGTGCTAAAAAATCAGTTGGCGTGGTTAAGAACCTTTGATCCAAAGTAAAGTTACCCTGCACATTTTTTCTTTGATTTGGTAGCTGTACGCTTTTAAATATTCTTTCTTCTGCTTGCGTAATAAAATTATTTAGCTGACTTACAAAAGTTGTTTCGTCAGTTTCTAAATAATCTTGTATTGCTGTTTTTAATGTAGCTAGTGTAAAACTCATGTTGTTACCGTTACCTCACCTAATGAGCTAGTCAATTTGGTTGGCGTTGTAAGTTCAGTACCTATTATACCCAAATCAACATTGGTGTATAACTTAAATGTTTTGGGCGAAACGCTTATATCAGGTCTTGGCTCTCTGACAGCTTGTGGGTCAGTAATATTTGTTCTTGGTTCTAACTGCGGATGTTTTGGCTCATAACATTCAGGACATGTTTTTAAGCCATTCCATTCTTTGCGAAGTTGTTTCAGATAATATCTAAAACCACATCTATCACATATGGCGTATGGATTTTTATTAGAAGCAAAAGCCATTATGCATAATTATAACTAGCAACATCAGGAGTTACCCTTACTGACGCTCTGTCTTCATCTTGCGACATGGCTCTTAAAAACTCTTCTTCATATATTTGTTTTAAAAAAGCAGTCCTGTCGGGAGCTTTTTTAATAGAGAGGTAATAAGACAATCCTGCCGCCAAACAGGGATAAAACCTAAAAGGCAATTGCAATGTGTCTGTTGGTGTGTCCGCATCATCCATCCTTGTCAACACATTCATGTATACAGTGTATGTTGACGATTTGTCAGGCGTAGGATAAACGCTAATTGTTGGGCTTAATTGTTTGTCTACAAAAAACTGTAATGGTTTTCCCTCAGTAGATTTATCAGGCACCGAAGCATATTCGCTTCTTGATAACCTTGTCATTTGTAAATCTACAGGATTACTGTTTATTGTTTCACGCACATAAGCATCCAATACATCAATAGCGGCAGTTGCATCGCTACTATCTACATTGTAAGTAGTGGTGCCATCAACCATGGCTACAGTTTTAGTTTGTATTGTCCACTGATTAAGACCACGATTAGCCCATTCAGCTAATAATAAATTAAGACTTCTTCTTGCTGTTTTAAGATCGTATGCTGTTCTTAATTCAAGACCGCATCGTTCAAATGCTTCTTCAATATAGTCAGCTACATCTAGCTCAAAGTTTTTTGACCCTGATACTGCCATTTACTTTTTAAGTTTTCCGCCACGACCCATCTTTTTAAGTCCGCCACCACGACCAAGTTTCTTGACTCCTGACTTAGCACCACCCATAGCCATTTTCTTAACTCCTGACTTGGCACCGCCCTTAGCCATTTTTACGACTCCTGACTTAGCTGTTTCAGCACCTTGTCTGCTTCGTCTTGCTGACGCACCGCCACCCATAGCCATTTTCATAATACCGCCTTTAATCATTGGCTTGGCTTTAGGTCCTAAACCTTTATGCTTCTTTTTCATTATACGCTCCTACGCTGTAATATTTGTTCGAACTCCTCTTCGTTCCAACTGTCATAATAACCTATTTTTTCTAATCTTTCAGATGCAATGTTAAGTGTATCTAATCTTTGCATAAAAATCATATTGTAACTTTCTTCAAACAAAGGCTCAAAGGATTCTTGGTCAACAACAGTTTTTTCTTCGTGATCTTGATGGAAACCCATAATCCAAAGATTAAATTCATTAAAAAATGTGTTCATCATTTGTATCTTTGCATCAAACACTTCAACATGCTCGTCAGTGTTAAAGTCACAATAAATACAAACATCTATATTTTTAGGAAATCTTTTTGCAAATAATACTAAATCTTCCCAAGTAGACTTTTCTGATTTAATTATTTTAACTTTTTCGTCTTGCCAAGTTTTCTTTGCATACGGACATGTTGCATGACCATCATCTTTTGGCTCTTCCAATACTTCAACAGACCAAGCCCTTATCTCAGCCTGTAGTTCTATTTCATTCATTTTTTCTTTTTAACAAAGGTTTTTACATTAGTTGGCTTACCACCAACACCTTGTTTTTTTGCTCTCTTTCTTGTTACCGCAGAACGAATCTGTGATTTGGTCATGCTTCTAGCTTTTGATGCAGGCACACATTTGGGGTATTTTCTTTTTGACCCCTTAGCTTTTTTTCTGCCACATTTTTTAAAACCACCACCTTTTTTGGGTGAGCCTATATCTACCCAATCTTCTTTAAACCATCTGCGTAAGCCACCACCTTTTGCCATGATTAGCCACGCATCTTAGTTCTTTTTTTTCTTTTAGGATCAATGGCTCCACAACCCCTAGCAACAAAAGATACCTTGCCACCATTACGCATAAAACCAATTTGATTTCTCACTTCTTTTGGCAATTTAGGTAAGCCTTTATTACCCGCAGGTATGGGCTTTAGTTTTTTATTGTTTTTAATCATTGCACCACCGTTTGCTTTGTATTGACCGCCCATCTTCTTATATTCTTTAACCATATAAGCATTTGCATAAGCACTAGGGTATACATCAAATTTAGCCCTAGCCTTTGCTTTAGCTTTTTTATATAAGCTTGGATTTTTTACATTGTCAGGTATTGCCATTTAGCACCTCCATCTTCGTCTTGCTTGGCGAATTCTTGAATTAGGATCATTCCTTGTTTTTTTAGAACTTCTTTTAAGTTGACCAAGTGATCTAGCACAATAAGATTTTCTTCGTGCCGCCCTTTCTTTAGTTCTTGGTTTTTTTTCTGTAACTGCTGTTTTAAGTTTTGAACCGGGGTTTTTTCTTCGGTAGGCTTTGACACCTCTTTCAGTCATGCCTGCACCCTTTTTGGTGGGTCGGTAATTACCTCCCTTGCCTGTGGTTCTTGCAATAGGTTTTGATTTTCTTTTCTTTTTTATAGCCACTACTCTGAATAAGGTCTATTTTGTATGTAAAGAATGTCCAAACCTGCTGAAACTGCAAGATTAGCATTTGAGCTACTTGCTATAGCTCTTACCTCTAAATCTGTTTTTTCTTCAAATTTTATTGGGTAATTAAATTCTTGATGAATGATATCTTGAGATAAAGCAAACTTATCTTTTACATTAAATACACCACCATCAGGTCTTGCAACCAAAGATACGGTTCCATACTTATTTGCTGTTTCAGTATTCATGGTAATATCTAATTGATGTAAATATGCGGTATATCCTGCTGGCACTGTCCAAAAACACATTAGCGTTTGGTTATCACCAACATCAATTACACCATATTTATTCGCAGGCACCCCTGAACTAACTGTTCCTGTTCCTGCGTAAATCTTTCCTGCGTTTTGTCCGCCACTTCCTGCGGTATCTACAATCATTCTAAATACTCTTAAAAAAGAGTTAGTTGTATTGACTGCGGTTTGTCCGTTTAAAGTAACAGACTCACTAATTTCGTTGTAACTTCCATCTAAGCCTGAGATGGTTATTGTTCTTGCACCAGTTCCTGCTGAAGCATCATTAGCACTAGCACTAGATATTTTCAAAACACTAGCTGAAGTTAAGTAAGAGTAAAGCCCACCTTCTGACCAAATGGTTTCAAGTGAATCATCAATATCAGCATTAAAACCAAACTTAAATTGTGTTTCATGATAGGCAACCTGACCCCTTGAAACCTGAAGCTCAAAAGGCTCGGAAGTACCAAATCTTGAAACTGATGATACTTCCCTAGCCATATTTTTTAAGAATGAAAAATAGTAACTCTATCAATATTACTTAATACAACATGCACGCCAGTTTCAAACAAAACACCTGAATCAGGTATGTTTAATGTTTCAGTATCGTTAGCGTTACAAGGTGCAATAAGCAAAGTTGAACCTGTCACTGAGCCATCTCTAAATGTAACAGTTCCATCAGAAGTACCACCTGCGATGATATAACCTCTTAATCTTGATCTACCTGAGATTAAAGAAGCACCGCCAGTAGCACTAGATGTTGTGGTTGCTGTTTTTACATCTGAGCCAGTTATTCTAGTAGACATACTAAGCTCCTAAATTATGCGTCAGCAAATGGTGTAACTATAGTTCCTGAACCAATAAGTAAAGAATTGTGAACAAGATAAGTAGCTGTATCAATAGCTGTTACTTGTACAACACTTCCAACAATACCACCTTTGGTTGTACCATTTAAAGTCATGACATCATTATCTGCTGCTGGAACGAAAGCTTTCTTTGTACTATCATCGATAGCTACAATTACTGCACCTTTGAACTTATCAGTACCATCAGTTTTGATGTCAAGATCAGTTGCTAAAGTTTCAATGTAGAAAAAGAAAGAAGCTCCAATGTTGTTGGTTTGGTTTGGATCAGTTGGATCACTTGGAGTAGTTGATACGATTGAAGGCAAAGTAAATTTACCATCAGCATCATTACATAAAAGTATCTTACCTGCGTGTGCATCTACAGTTAAAGTTGTATCTGCGGTTAAAGAAACAGAGTTATTAACCCCTGCTGAAATAAATCC